GGTGCCAATGTTCTTCGTGGACCGAATCAAATTCCATGGGACGGCAAACTTGAATATGATTATCAACTTTGGATTGATAGTGATATTGTTTTTGATACAAATAAATTCTGGCAACTTTGTGATCTTGCAATTTCTGAAGATGGTACACAACGTGAAGTAGTTGCTGGGTGGTATGCTACAGAAGATGGTCACACAACCTCTGTCGCCCACTGGTTAGAAGAAGATGACTTCCGTAAGAACGGTGGTGTGATGAATCATGAAACCGTTGATTCTATCTCAAAGCGTAGAAAGCCTTTCACAGTTGACTACACTGGATTTGGTTGGGTTCTGATTAAGAAAGGTGTCTTTGAGAATCTTGAGTATCCTTGGTTTGCTCCGAAGATGCAAGTCTTTGAATCTGGCAATGTTCAGGACATGTGTGGTGAAGACGTTTCATTCTGTCTTGATGCAAAAGAAGCTGGATTTGATATCTGGTGCGATCCTCGGATTCGTGTGGGGCATGAAAAAACTCGCATTATCTGATGGAATCTAAACTTTATAATGTCCTTTATCAAGGGCGTAAGATATATACAAACATCACCATGGAAGAGTGTACAGAGATTCTTCAAAGTTTCGCTGATTCCTTTTATGGTGGTGATCCTGTCAACCCCGAATTACTTGAACTGGAGGAAATCTAATGGCTAAAGGCGGATCAAATAAAACTGTGTTTGAACCTGGAGCACCCAAGAAAACTCGTCAAGGGCGTTCTGCTCGTACACTACTGTCAGCAACCTCTCGCAACGGTAAGAAGAAGCGTTATAGAGGTCAGGGTAAATAGTAGAAGAATTCCAAATTAACAATGGCTGCTCTTATCTGTAACTTACCCTCTGTAGAAGTATGGGTACGTAAGGAATATCTAACAGATCATCAGAGTGGTCATGGAGAATTTGTAAAAGGCGTTTGGGTGTCGTGTAAATCGATGCCTGGACGCGCTTTTTATTTTGAGACATACTTACCAGAGTATGCTGCAATGTACGATAAATTGCCCATCAGCGCCTTCGTAAGCGCCCCTGAAACCCCTTCACCTGATATGAACCTACCTAACCTACAATTCTGGAATTGTATGGACTATGGGGTTGTATCAATTCACAAACAATTTATTGGAAGTATGGACTTTGAGTGCTATACTCGTGATCATGGCATTCAAAAAGGCACTTATATTTGCACAATTGATAATTACCACCAAGATTTGGATACAATTGACTGCTATACTGCAGAGAATCCTGCTGAACATAAGTCACATAACCTAATTGAATTGGATAATGGACAGTATGCACTCTATCCAAACAACCGATTACGCATCTTTGACAACAGTTTAACCCCAGTTGATCCCAAACAACCTGATTTTAAAGTCTCTACACAGTATTATTCGGTTGAAAATGGGTTTGAACGTCTTGGAATGGGTCGTGAGGACGAATATTTTTGGAAAACTGCTAAAGAAAGGGATAGCAACCCCTTAAAAAGTTCTGATTTACCAAAATCAGGAGAGCAAAATGGACAAAAAGATGCTTCGTGAGATCGCAAACGACGATCTTACTCCAAAAAAACATGATTTTTTCCATCAAAATGAAATTCATGAGAAAATTCGCAATGATGAGGACTACGATGACTGGGATTATGGAACAGAACCTCTTTATGAGGTGAAAAATCGTGAATAAATAAGATAGATTTATAATACGAAATGCCTTTAGAAAGGGTAAGTCAAGGTTTTAAGGATATAAGTATGACTTTTCAGAGCAGCCCTCTGAATAGTGATCTTTTAGCACTTAAAAATGAGAATGCGATTGCAAGATCTATTAGAAATATCGTATTTACCCTTCCTGGAGAAAAATTTTTTGATGAAACTTTTGGATCATCTATATCAAGAACCCTGTTTGAAAACATTGACGCCATTAATGCAGCATCAATAGTTGATCAAATCAGACAATCTATTAATAGATTTGAACCAAGAGTTCAGTTAATTGATGTACAATCTTTTCCAGATTTTGATAATAATGGTTATGATGTAACGATTGTTTATAGAGTAATAGGAGCGGACGTTCCTCCACAGCAACTACAGTTTGTTTTGCAACCAACCAGGTAAGATGTCATTAGTTAACTTCTCTAACCTAGATTTCGATCAGGTTAAAACATCACTTAGAGATTATCTAAAAGAGAACTCAAACTTCACCGATTATGATTTTGAGGGATCTAATCTCTCAACGATTCTTGATGTTCTGGCATATAATACCTACATCACTTCATATAATGCAAATATGGTTGCAAATGAAGTGTTTATTGATAGTGCTACATTAAGAGAGAATGTTGTAGCACTTGCAAGAAATATTGGATACTTACCACGCTCTAGAAAAGCATCAACTGCAACTATAAGTTTCTTTGTAGACACATCAAATGTCTCACCAACGCCCTCTACAATCACCTTGAAGAGGGGTATTGTTGCTACTACGACTAGTTCCTTCGCCGGACAGTCATTTGTCTTCTCTATACCAGAAGACAAGACTGTACAAATCGTTGATGGAATTGCAGAATTTGATCAGATTGAAATTTACGAAGGAAATCTTTTAGAATCAAACTTTACCTTTAACTCAAGAAACTTAAATCAAAGGTTTATCCTACCAAATAGTGGGATTGATAGTGATCTTATTAAAGTTTCTGTCAAATCAACTCAACAATCGACAAGTGAAGTCAAGTATACTTTGCAGGATAGTTTACTTGATGTGAACAGCGAGTCTAAAGTCTTCTACTTACAAGAAATTGAAGATGAAAGATATGAAATAATTTTTGGTGATGGTGTTTTTGGAAAAGCATTGGAAGAGGGTAATTACATTACTGCAAGATACATTGTTTCCAATGGAGATTCTGCAAATGGTATTAGTCAGTTTATATTTGCAGGGAGACTGACGTACACAAGAAACTCTGTTGAGTACACCGTAACGTCTGGCATTTCTTTAATAACTGCAGATTCAAACTCATCTGGTGGAGAAAACATAGAATCTGTTGAATCAATTAAAAAGTTTGCTCCAAAAATTTATGCTTCCCAGAATAGAGCATTAACTTCTGGAGATTATGAAACTATCATACCATCTAAAATATATCCTGAAGCAGAATCAATCTCTGTTTTTGGGGGTGAAGAGTTGGTTCCACCACAATATGGTAAGGTTTTTATTAGCATCAAACCAAGATCTGGAGACTTTCTTCCAAGTTTAGTAAAAGAAAATATTAAATCAAGATTAAAGAAATATGCTGTCGCTGGAATAGTTCCAGAAATTCTTGATTTGAAATACATCTATGTTGAAATAAATTCAAAAATTTACTATAACTCCAATTTAGCACCATCAGCAAATTACGTTTCAAGCATTGTTCAAAATAATTCTACAAGATATGCAGAATCAACTGAACTGAACAAGTATGGTGCTCGATTCAAATATAGTAAGTTCTTAAAAATTGTTGACGATAGTCACGAATCAATCACATCTAACATAACAACGGTTGCTATGAGAAGAGACTTAAGAGTTTCTCTCAATACTCCAGCAGAATATGCAATTGGTTTTGGCAATGAATTCCATATCTTAAGTATGAATGGATACAATATAAAGACATCTGCTTTTAGGGTGAGTGGAATTCAGCAAGATGTTTATTTTTCAGACATTCCAGATACAAACAGAGAAACTGGATCAATATTCCTGTTTACTCTGCCATCGGAAATATCAAGAGATCCAACAATAATAAGAAGAAATGTTGGAAAGATAGATTATAAGAATGGAATTATAACATTAAATCCAATTACAATTTTGGGTGGAAAGGTAAAAGATGGACAAACTATCATTGAAATACAAGCAACACCACAATCTAATGATGTGATCGGATTACAGGATCTTTATTTGCAACTAGATATTAGTAATAGTAATTTTGAAGTGATTGTTGATGAAATTTCGTCTGGCATTGATCCATCAGCATCAACATATTTGGTAACCTCAAGTTTTCCAAATGGAAACTTGGTGAGACCTGGTGGAAGATCCAGTGTCACAACAGAGGTCTTCACTACAACATAAATTAGTCTATCATCACACGCTCATCTGGTTACTAATACAAAGATTATAAAATGGCAGAAAAAAGAGTTCAGTTTAATACCGTAGTTCAAAATCAACTCCCAGCTTATGTTAGGGATGAGTTTCCTCTTGTTTCAGAATTCTTAAAGCAATATTACATTGCTCAAGAATTTCAGGGCGCTAGTGTTGACCTAATACAAAATATTGATAAGTATGTAAAGGTTCAAGAAATAACAAACTTGAACGAAACTGTAATACTGAACGAATTTATTGATTTTGATGATACGACAATAACTGTTGATCTAACTTCCTCCCCAAAGGGAACCAATGGATTCCCAGAAACTTATGGTCTTTTAAAAATTGATGATGAGATAATTACCTATACTGGAAAAACTGATACATCCTTCACTGGATGTGTGCGTGGTTTTAGTGGTGTTTCGTCATATGAAAGTTCTACTAAACAAGATGAATTGGTTTTTGAATCAACCACAGCAGATTCTCATGATAGGGGATCAACAATAACAAATTTGAGTGTTCTCTTTTTAAAAGAGTTTCTTACAAAAGTAAAGCATCAAGTCTTACCTGGTTTTGAAAATAGAGATTTAAATTCAGAATTAAACCAAAATCTTTTTATAAAACAGTCAAAGGACTTTTATTCCTCAAGAGGAACTGATAGATCTTTTGAAATTTTATTTAAAGCATTATATGGGGAAGAGGTTAAAATTGTAAAACCAAGAGATTACCTCATAACTCCATCGAACGCAGAATATAAAGTAACTAATGATCTTGTTGTAGAGAGTGTTCTTGGAGATCCTCTTGATTTAGAACTGTCTACATTATATCAAGATGATTATAGCACAGAAATAACCAAAGCATATGGTCCAGTAACTCACGCAGAAAGAATAGTTTCTGGTATTGGGCAGACATTCTACAAATTAAGCCTGGATGCTGGTTACAATAGAGACTTAATTGTAAACGGTGCAGTCTATGGAAATTTTGCGATTCATCCAAAAACAAGAATCATAGGAAATGTCTCTTCTGGAACTACCTTTATAGACGTTGACTCTACTGTTGGTTTTCCAAATTCTGGAGAACTCTACGTTACTTATAATGATGGAAACTCTGGAGTTGTCACATATACTTCCAAGTCTTTGACTCAATTTTTGGGTATTGGAAGCACCGGTATAACTGCAACAATTAATGACGAAAGTAGCGTTGGTATTAACACTTATGCTTTTGGATTTTCTTCTGTTGATCCAACGCAAGAGATACGTGTTAGAATAAATTCGGTTTTAAGTGAACTTGAGTACCCCAATGATACAAAGTTTTATGCTCCGAACGATACTGGAAGAATAAAAACTCTTGGATCTGAAACAGATGATTTTGTTTCTTCAAATTGGATCTTTAATACAACCCCAACATATAATGTAGAATCGGTTTCTTTAATTGACTCATCTGACCAAACATGGAGAATTAATTTAACAAAGAAACATTATTTTAGAGAAGGTGATTCTCTATCAGTTATTCTCACAGATGGTACTTCTAGAAATGGATCTGTAGTTAGTGTATCATCAGAAAAATCATTCACCATAAAAGGTCAGGGAAGTTTATCGACTTCACAATCTTACAAAGTAAAAAGAAGCATAAAGAAAATTCAATCAACATCATTTTCAAATGTTAGTTATATTCCAGCAAACGTACAAAACGTTTACAGAGACGGAGAAAAGTGTTTAGTTGCCTCAGCATCTATTCCATTTTATAACAGACAACCTTTAGAGACAACTAATAGAGAAATTTTATTCTCTGGAACTTTTTCAGAAAATGATCAGGAAATCCAACTAGTTTTTAGTGGAGATCATGGATTCCAAACTGGTGATGCCGTTTATTATACACCAGAAATAATCACAGAGTCTTTCTTCAATGATGTAGGAGAACTTGCAACAAGAGAAGTTGTAGACAGTAGATTATTTGCCGAAGGTCTTTACTTTGTAACAAGAGTTGATCAGTTAAAAGTAAAACTTTCAAGAACTAGAACAGATGCATTTAATTCTAGATATGTTTCTGTAGGATTTAACACTAGCGTAACTGGAAATAAATTATCTCCATATGAGTTTAGATTTAAATCTTTAGAGCAACAAAAATTATTAAGAGAAATATCTACTCCTCAAAATGGAGAAGAAACAACATCAACAATTCCTGGATACACTGGTATTTTAATCAATGGTGTTGAAATATTAAATTATAAATCAAAGGACTCAATTTTTTATGGTCAAGTTGATGAAATTGAAGTAACTGCAAATGGTCAAAATTATGATGTAATTAATCCACCCAATTTATCAATACAAGATTCTATTGGATATGGCGCAACTGGTAATTTTTCCGTATCTGGATCACTCAAAGAAATAAGGATTATTGATCCTGGTTTTGATTACGTCAGCAAACCAGTTATAACAATTTCTGGAGGTAATGGATCTGGTGCAGTTGCTGAAGCAAATATGACATTGAAGGAACATTCAGTTTCCTTTAATTCTGATATAGCATCTGGTCAAGTTACTCTAGGCGCAACACAATCAACAATTGGATTTAGCACTTACCATAAGTTCAGAAATGCTGAGAAGGTAATATACGATCCACAAAATCAAAAAGGCATTAGTGGAATAATTACTAATTCTGTTTACTATGTTTCAACAGTTGGAAATACAACGGTCAAATTGCACCCAACCGAGTTTGATGCAATTTCTGGCATCAATACTGTTGTTTTATCAGATTTTGGCGAAGGAAAGCATTTATTAAAATCATTCAATAAAAAATCTGTTGTTCACTCCATTAATGTTGTTTCTCCTGGATCTAACTACGAAAACAAAAAGAGAGTTGTTGGAACAACAGGGATTAGTACTTCTTTAAATCAAATAGAAATTCTCAATCACGGATACTCATCTGGAGATGTTGTAAGATATGACGCTGTAGTATCTCCAGTAGCAGGTTTATCTAGCGGAACTGATTATTACGTAACTAAAATTGATGATGATAATTTTAAACTCTCAAACGTTGGTTTAGGAACAACCAACAAAGATTTTTATTACGTCACAAAACAATATGTAAATCTAACAGCAGTTGGATCTGGGTCTCATACATTTAACTACCCACCAATAACTGTTTCAATTAAAGGTCAGATTGGAATTTCTTCAATTGGAACAGAAACTTTTGAGGCTTCCATTCAACCAATTTTCAGAGGAGAAATATCTTCCATTCAACTGACAAACAAAGGTGTTGGTTATGGATCATCCGAAATAATAAACCTTAATAGACCACCTCTTGTTTCTGCACTTGCTGGAGAAAACGCGCAAGTTCAACCAATCATCAACAATGGACAAATAACTGACGTTATTATTTTAAGTGCAGGTCAAAACTATGCTTCAACTCCAGATTTAGAAATAACTGGAGACGGTGTTGGTGCAGTTTTAACACCAATTATTGAAAATAATTCATTATCATCTGTTGTCATAGTTTCGGGTGGTGCTGGATATAGTGCAAAAAATACATCAATAGAAGTAAAAACTGCCGGTAAAGATGCATCATTCAAAACAAACTTACAGACTTGGACCATTAACCTTTTTGAAAGACACTTTAATACTTTTACTTTGGATGATGGATTTATTAGCACACCAACAAATGAAGATAATGGACTGCAATATTCTCACATATATGCGCCAAGAAAATTAAGAGATAGTGTTTATTCTGTTGATCAGTCTGGAGTAATATTATATGGTGCAAAAGATTTACCAACAAGAAACGGTGTAGAAGTATCGTCAAATTATCACTCACCAATTATTGGTTGGGCATATGACGGAAATCCAATATATGGTCCTTATGGATATTCCAAAAAGTCTGGTGGAATTGTTTCTCAAATGAAATCTGGTTACAAACTAGATTTGAAATCAAATAGACCACCCACAGCGAAGTTTGCTCCAGGATTCTTTGTTGAAGATTATATTCACAATAGAGTTTCTGATGAGGCAGTTCTTGACGAAAACAATGGAAGATTCTGCGTTACTCCAGAATATCCAAACGGAACTTATGCATACTTTGCCACTGTTGATCCTTTACAAGTTGATTCGTCTGGACCATTCTTAAATTATAAGAGACCAATTTTCCCATACTTAATAGGAAATACTTTTAAATCTGCAGTAAATGAATTTAACTTTAAGAAGGCATCAAATCAAAATGATACTGATTTAAATCAAACTAATTGGAAAAGAAATACCAATCCATTTAACTTAATTGATGATGACATTACTTATGATTATTTGCCAATTCCAAACGATTTAAATCAAACGGTAGATGTAAAAGCGACTTCTCCAGGATCTGTTGATTCTTTAGGAATAAGCACTGGTGGAACCAATTACAAAGTAAATGACAAAGTAGTTTTTGATAATACTGGCACAAGAGGATATGGTGCTTCTGCTAGAGTATCAAGAATTCTTGGAAAATCAGTTACTAATGTAAGTGTTGCAACGAGCACTATTGATGGTGTGGAAATTTATCCAAGTTCAAACAAAGGCGACTACATCATTTTTTCGGATAATCCCCACAACTTTGTTAATGGCGATGTCATTAAACTTTCTGGTCTTTCAACAACTTCATCCAAAATTGAAGGAATATATCCAGTAGGAATATCTTCAAATATTCTTAAACTGGCTGGTGTTGGTACAACTTCATCTGGAATTGGGTCTATTGGAGAAACGGGAATTGCAACTTACTTTAATGTTCAAGGTAATTTAAATTTCCCAAATGTAAGAGAAAACGATATTCTTGAAATCGGAACAGAAAGAGTTAAAGTTTTAAACGTCGATTCCAAATTATCAAGAATCAAAGTTCTCAGAGCAATTGATGGAACTGTTGGATCTTCTCATACAGTTTCAACTCTCCTATATGAGGATCCAAGAAAATTAACAGTCAAGGTTGGATTTAACACAACATATGATTACAAATTAAATAAACAAATTTATTTTGATCCTGCAGAATCTGTTGGTGTTGGATCAACTTCTGGCATCGGAATTGGATATACTGTTTTTACGGGAAATACTGGAGCAGGTGCTACAAAGATATTCATTCCAACCAAAACGATTTACATCAAAAACCACGGATTAGAAACTGGTGATACTGTCACATATTCATCTAACGGAACAAGTGGAATAAGTGGATTGGTTGTTTTGGCGGAAGGTGAAACTGGAGCAGGAACTACCCTTTCAGACCCAACCACTTTATTCATTGCAAAAGTTAGTGATGATTTGATTGGTTTATCCACTGTAAGAGTTGGATTAGGAACAACTGGTACTTTTGTTGGAATAGCAAGTACAGTTAGATCCTCATCAACTTTATTCTTCACTGGAGTTGGTATTGGAAATAGTCACAGTTTAAAAACAAATTATTCTTCTGTTATAACTGGTCAAATAGAAAGAAATTTGGTGACTGTATCTACAGCACAAACTCATGGTTTGTCTGCTGGAGATAATGTTTACGTTGATGTTAATCCCCTATTATCAACGTCATTCTCAATATCATATAATGATTATAATAGAAAACTTTTAATAGATCCAAAGGTATTTGCTGCTAGTGGTGTCAATACATCATCAAGTTCTATAACAATAGAAAATCATAATTTCTCTACTGGACAAAAAGTTGTTCATACATCTTCATCCCCAGCACAAGGACTGCAAGATAATAAAGTTTATTTTGTAGTTAAAGTAGATGATAATACTATCAAATTATCAAACAATTATTATGGTTCTGTTCAAGCAAAACCAAGTATTGTTGGTATTGCTAGTACTTCTGGTGGAACTTTATCAGCAGTAAATCCACCTCTTACTGTTTATAAAAATTCTACTGTAAGTTTTGCAGTTTCAGATTCTTCACTTTCTTTCTCCAAGCAGGGAAATAGTTATTCTGCTTTTGAACTCAATTTTTATCTTGATGAAAAATTCACGAAAAAATATGACAAGAGCAGTGAAGGAACTGTGTTTGATGTTCAAAGATCTGGTTTAACTGGAATAACTTCAACATCAACAGTCACTTTAACTATTGATGAGGAAACTCCATCGGTTCTTTACTATAAATTAGATCCATTATATGAAGCAAATCCTCCTGTAGAAAAGACTGAAGTAAACGTAGATGATGAAGTTCTCTCTAACAATAGAATAATTGTAAATGAAAGTGGATACAGTGGAGATTATAATGTTTCAATAGCAGCTACAAATTCATTTACTTATAATGTAAAAGAAACCCCCGAGCAAACATCTTATTCCCCAAGCACTTCATTGTTGTCATATGAAACTAGTTCTACTAGTGCTCTCGGTCCTATATCCCAAATAGAAATTTTAAATAAAGGATTTAATTATTATTCAGTCCCAGGAATAACAACAATATCATCAAACTTGGGTAGTGGTGCTATTATTAATGCAACTAGTTCTTCTGCGGGAAGAATTAAGAAGATTAAAATAAATGATATTGGATTTGATTTCCCATCAGATAAAACCGTCTCTCCACTTGTCGGATTACCACAAATTTTGACGGTTACTCCTTTATCATCTTTTGACTCTATAGGTATTACTTCTTTTGGAAGAGGATATAGTGTTGCACCAAAATTAGTTGTTTATGATGGAAAAACAAATGAACTGGTTACTGATGTTGATCTTCAGTTTAAGTTAAATGATAATCAGATAAAGATTCTCAAAAATACAAGTGGAATTAACAATACAACACCTAGAATTGTCCCAATTCAAAACTCAAATGGAGTTGGAATTAGCACAATAAGATACAACTCAACAACCAAGAGTGCAACAGTTGTTTTGGCTGTCGGATTTAGCACTGCAGATACTTTCCCATTCAATGTAAATGATAAAGTTTTAATTGAAAATGTTAGTGTTGGTGTTGGGTCAACTGCTAAAGGATTTAATTCCGAAAATTACAAACACAGATTCTTTAATATTGAAAGTGTTACTCCAAACATTGGCGGAATTGGAACCGTAAGTTTCAACTTAACCGAATTTTTAGAATCAGGTGAAGTTCCAGGAACTTTTGATGAGATAAATTCAATATCAGCAAGAATTATTCCAGTAAAATATACTCCACTGTTCAATGTTACTTTAAAACCAAATAACTTTATTGTTGGAGAAAGAGTAACCTCAAATTCAGCTTCTGGTATTGTTGAAGATTGGGATTCAAAAATAGAACAAATTAAAATTTCAACTTCAGATACTTTTGTTGTTGATGAATTAATCAGAGGAGAATCCTCTAATACACAAGGAATTCCTTCCAGTGTAATTTCATTTGATTCAAACTTTAAATTAAATCCTGCAACAAAGGTTGAAAGTGGATGGCAATCA